AAAATACTACAAAGAATTTGCTTATTTAAATTTCAAATAATATAAATAAAGGTTTTTAAAAAGTATTACAGAATATATAGATAAGGAGAAATAAAATGGCTGAATATAAGATAAAAATACGGGGATCATGGATAGTTATACACGATACAGCCATATCGTTTCTCTACTATCTTGGGTCCCCTTTTCTTTTCGCGAATTTTAAGGAGTATATAAAATGATATCAGAATTATTAACAATTTGTTTAGTAGCACTTTTAGCTACCTGTCTTGTCGATTTGTTTAGTGAATAGGTTTAAACTATGAGCGAACAATACCTAAAACATAAAGAAAAAATTAAAAAATATTATCAAAAAAACAAAGAAGAGATAAAAAAATATCAAAAAGAATATCAAAAAGAATATAAAATAAAAAGAAAAAAAGAGATAGAAGCAGAAGAAAAAAGAATGAAATTAGAGATAAAAAGAACAACTGTTATGGTGCAACTAAGAATAAAAAAAGAAGATAAAAAATGGCATGATGATTTTTGCAAAATAACAGGTATTACCATACAAGAACAAATAAAAATATTATTAGAAAAATATAAAGAACAAGTAGAATGTAGAGTTGAAGCATTACAAATTAAAGCAAAGAATGCTAATAACGTAATTGACCACTAGCCATGATGTTTCTTTTTGATAGGGCCTATTAACAGGAGTTTTTGCTATTAGGTCTTATTTCTTGTCCTACACAGCTCTATATACTCTCATAGCAGTCCCAGTTGGCCCAGTTTAGATTATAATGGTATTTTGGGGTAATCATACCTATTCTATTTAAAAATGGCTACAAGGCATATTACAGCCTTATAGCCAAACTACTAAAAAGAAAAGAAAGGAAATAAATAGATTAATTAATTATTTTTCTTTACTAACTTATGATTTTTTTTATCTGAAATATCTATTTTATGAGTTTTATTAATTTTTGTAATCCCTATTTTTCTATCTATTATTAGTAAATTAGTTCCTGGTTTTTTTCTAGTATCAATAAGATGATCTTGACATCTACCATAACCAACTATATCACCATTAGTATCATATCTTATAAATTTAATCATTTTATTTTCCTTTCCAACTTTTAACAAATATACCAGAATTATCAACGTCAGTATCCCTAAAACTTTGACCTTGGACGTTTAAATTATATGTATCAGTACCTGCTCCAGGATCATCAATTAACGTACCACTAATATGTATCCATTCACTAGGAATATCTACTGAATGTGTTGTTTCCATAATGCCTGTTGATCCACGTTCCACTTCAACTCTAATATAACCACTTGAACTTATATACGCATCAAACTCATATGTTATTTCAACCGCTTCTCCAGTGTTTGTTATAGCTACATCTACTATCTCTGTCCAAGCATCATCATCAATATCATCGAAATCAGTCGTGTTAGAATCTGATGCTTGTACTTGTGTAGACTCATCAATAATCGTTAAGGTTCCAACTGTCAGGGCAGCAATAGCACCATTAGCAGCAGTTATAGAATTAGTATCCATTTTTGCTGCAGTTATTTCTCCTGCTCCAATGTTGCCAGCAAGAATAGTCGATGCTGCTATTTTTCCACCAGTAATAGTGGTATTTGCAATTTCTGCTGCTGTTACTGCAAGAGCATCTATTTGTGCCGTATCTACTGTGTCTAAGGTGGCTAGATTACCTTGCCCCGTAATATTAGCAGCAGTATTATCACTTGTTTTATCTGCTCCTGCCGCAGCTGCAAAGAATTTGACAGATCCTTGTGTTATATCATCAGAATCACCTGATAATACTCCTAAACTCTTTCCAGCAGTCACATCTGCTCCACTCTCTGCTGCAAATTTATTAGTATCTCCTTCTGATATATTATCAGCATCTCCTGATCCTATATGCCCAAGATCTAGGTCTCCTACTGCATCTATTCCAGAAACAGTGATAAGATTAGCAGTTATTTCTCCCGCTTTTATTAAATCTCCTGTTATTGTTGATGCTTGTAAAATTCCAGCATGTAGAATTCTAAAGCCACGAGCTTGAGCTGAGACAACTCCATCTTCATTTAAAGCCACAATCCATTGGTCTTTTGCTGCTACTGCCACTGCCGAACTATTAGTTGTATTAAATACACTTTCTCCTTCTATCCAATATACATAAGTATCAGAAGTTTCTCCAGTAGGAATAGTATAACTAGTAGACTGGAACACAACTGTTCCTTCTTCCCATCCTATTTTACCATCTCCTACACTTGGATTATCATCTCCAGAAAAATTAAAATTATTAAGAACAGGGAAGTCGAAACTAGGAGTACTACCATCAACTGTTACTACACTACTTTCGGCACTTACATTTAGTCCAGTATCTCCAAAGCTATCGTATGCAGCTACTTTCGTGTACCAAGTCCCAAGAGTAGGAACATTATAGTTGACATCAGGATTAAGACCATTATATATCAAATCATTATCGTCACTAGTATCAACTGGACTAACTTGACTAGCCCATACTTTATATCCTGCTAAATCCAATTCACTATTTCTTGTCCAACGATAATAAAACCCACGAGAATAGGCAGAAATAATTATTCCAGCCAATGCATTAGGGACTGGATTAGTTATAATTATTTGAGCCGCACTCCTACTTTCTCTAAACATTACATCTCTAACATATACATCAATAGTAATGTCTCTGCTTGCCGTTGGGCCATCTTCACTATTCATTTCATATGTATATATAAATCTTTTCTCTAATACAGATACTATTCTTTTTATTGTCTGAGTGCTTGTATCTTTTATTATCAGTCTGTAGTCTTTAATATTATTTATTGGTATAGAATCAAAAATAGGTGATGTATCGCTTGGATTTATATCTGTACTACTATCATAATTAGATACTGGATCGTCCCAATTTATAACTATATCTTTTCCTATCCATGCAGTAGTACTTCCATCATCAGTTCCATCATCAACTCTTAAATTACTTACAATAACATCCAACTTAAAATCGCTTAGGTCTTCAATGTCTCCCGTTGTTATTAAAACTGATGGACTTGTTATAAATGGAGATTTTACTAAGAAGCTATTAACACTAACAACTAAAATTTCATATATAGAATTATCTAAAACTTTTTCTATAATATATTTATTTGTAGTTGTTGTCCCAATAAAATCGAAAGTTGTATTTTGATTTATTCTAACATATATTTCTGCTGATCTAAAACTACCTTCGATTGGTGGAGTAAATGAAACTTCTATTTGTCTAATTAAACTACCATTTTCATCTGTTCTTACTATTTCACTTGCAGCTAAATTAGTAACATATAAATCATCTGGGTTAACATTATATGTTTTATTTGGAACTAATGGACCACTAACATCTGAGCCATATATTTTGTCATTATATATAATACAACTAATACTAGCTGTTAATTTTCCAGATCTAGCAATTTCTAAAACTCTATATTCCTGTTTAATTAATTCTGTCTCTGCTATAGTATATAAATCATCTATTTCTGGTTTAGTATCAAAAGCAGTAGTAAATGTTATAATAGTCCCATCAGTTGATATCTCTAACACATCTTTAGTTATTAGACTATCATCTGATAATCTAATCAAACATTGATATGTAGGTGAATCAGACGGATTACTTTCTATGAATGGTTCAGACAGTGTAATAGTATTAGTAGTGGCATATACTATTCTACCACCTTGTGGTCCTTCTTCGTCGCCAGTAATAGATAAAACAGATGACTGAAAATTAATAATATCTCCTAGTTGGCAGCTTATACTGTCTATATCTGTTTCAAATTTTATTGATTTAGTTAGTAGTTGATTTTGATTTAGTTTAAAATTGCCATATCTCCATGCTTGAGTTACAGAAGTGCAGCCTAACAAATCAATATTGACTTTATTTTGTGGTTGATCTATTGCGGTATTAAATGTAGTAAATGTTGTTTTATTATAATCCTGTTCTTCATCTATATAATTTATTTCAATTTCTCCGGCTCTATCACTTAATGGAAAGAATTTTTCCTGGAAAGAGCCAGGTTTAATATTCGCCATATTAAACATTTGGCTAACATCTGTTTTTTGATCTAAAATAACTTTAAGTTCTGAGCCATTCCATATTAACATAGCTCTACTCATTTGACAAACCTTTAGTGCTGACTGCCAAACCGATGCTTCTTGGTCAAATCCGCCATTAAAAGTAAATCTTTTTTCAGTATCTCCAGATGGATCTTTACCATCTTTTAATACTTGCTCATCACAAAAATCTGCATATTCTACAAAAGAATCAATATCTAAATCATCAGGATTTATTCCATTATATTTATTTACTACATATCCTTCATCTATAGTACCTGTTAGTATAGGCCTAGTTAAAATATCAAAACAGATCCAAGCAGGATTATTACTATATTCAATAGTCCAATTTGTCCCATCATATGTTTGTATAATTTTACCTTCTGCAATACATGAAAAATCAATGGCTCCAGAAAGTTCATTTGTTGCAATCGCTTTTATACCTACATATGCTAATTTTGGGTATGTAAAATCATCAGTTAAGACTGTTCGAACTGCTGCTAGTCTGGTAGTATCAGCAGTTCTAGTAGTATCATCATCTTCTGTTATTTTTGTTATTTTTATATCATAATCTTCACCATTTTCTATAGTAATATTATCATTATCTATAGTTTTATATGTTCTTAAACTATTAGTTGCTTTATTATCTGTTATAGATGGTCCTAATAGTATTGTATATGTAGGATCTCCTGTTTTCTTCATTTCTATTTTTAGTTCTACAGTATAATTGTCTAATCCGCCTGCGTTATTTTGATGATATAATCCAGAAGGGAAAGATATATCTATTTCTATCTCATCAAAATTACCAGTATTAGTTGTATAAATTTCAGGATTTTCAGAAGAGATTAGTGTATTTCTTATTATTTCATTTTTTGTTTCGGAAAAAAATGGGACTATATCTTGTTCTATATTTCCAACTCTTTGATATAGATCTATTCCAGTAAAATTATCTATTGGTTGGTCATTTATTTTAACTTCTCCATAGTCAGAAATACTTGGATCATTAAAATCTACTATACCTTTAATTGGTCCATCACCTAATGCAATTAATGTATTTAAAATTTGTCCATCATTATCTTCATTTAATTCTGTGTGGGCAGCTATAACATTACCTACAAGTTTGACTTTACCGTAGAAAGCTGGGACAGATAGACCTTGCCTTTGTGTTGTCTTTGGATTCCATGCTGAAAACTGTGATATCTCAGAAGCTTCTCCAATATTTAGGTTAGGAGTTTCTGGACTTGGGGCAAGAGCATTTATTAAATAACCACCAGCAGCCATAAACCCAACATATGCTGCTGAATACCAGAATGCTGCTGAAGATCCTGCAGCTGCTGTAGCTCCACCTGGAACCATTGCACCTGCAAATTGTGGTGCAAGCCAAATAACAACAACAAATAATGCTATCATTAACCACTGTTCACCACTATCACCTACAACTGGTATTATAACTAGTTGATCACTTTCTTTTAGATATGTAGTTCCCCACTTTTCTTCATCTAATAATCCACCATTTAAAGATACTTTTACATCTAATTCTGGTGGCATATTATCTGCGACTATTTCGTAAACACATTCCCCATTATAAGTCATAACTTCTTTTACTTGTTTTGACCTATCAAGTGCATTTGTTACTTTTATAAGTTCTATTTTCTTACTCATTCTTTTCTTTCTCTTTTATGCGGTAGATACCTTCTATTCTTTTTTGCCATTTAGGACTAGATAATCTTTCTATACAACAACAAGTTTTTTTCTGTATATGTATAAAACGATCTTTATCTAGCATTACTCCTATATGTGTTAAATATTTATGGCCAACTCTAAAACCGACAACATCTCCTTCTTTTATATCTTTTCTATCTATTTCTGTAAAATGCTCATCTTTCCCTTCTTCCAATTTTTTACTTCTTAAATCAATATCAATTATTGACTTGTACTCAGGTAAATTTATATTAAGTCTAGATAATACAGTGCGGCTTAGCGTCCAACAGTCAAAAAAATCTGGACCATTTGCCATATATTTAAAGTTTTTTCCTATAAGATCTGATACATTTATTTTATTCATTTTATACGATTCTAATTCCACCCGAGTTATCTAATCCAGGAGTCCCGCCAAATCTGGCAGTGTTCCCTTTCGCTTTACAATCTTCTAATGTTTTTCTACATGTTTCGTCTGGTCCAGAATAATTACAAAGAATATCTCTAAATGTGAAAGAACAGTGAAGTGCAATATATTTATCTTGTGGAAATCTCTGTCTCATTGGATTAGGTGGACCTAATTTAAATATTATATCATCTTCTGTAATTGTTGTATCTATTATATCATATACCTGTTCTAGCTCAGTAAAATTTTCATGTAATAAAGATGAATTGATTAAAGTAATTCTAACATTAGAGTCTATCATACCACTTAAATCATTTAAATATTTGCGTAAATATCTTGTAACATTACTTATTTTTATTTGTAGATAAGATATTTCTCCTTTAGTTGTTGTTTTACTATTATCAATGTCAAAATTAAATGCTGTATATTTATATGATATTTTTTCTGTCCCTGTTCCACTATTATATAAATAATTTATTTCTTCTTGACATAATACTTTATCAAAAATCATAGTATTATCTATTTTATCATTATAAAGATTCGCCGTTTCATCATGCCCAATATTTAAATCATTACCAGATGATACCATTGATGAATAAACTCCTGTATAAGTAATGCTTGCTGTTTGTTCTTCTCCATTTAAATACATTTTTACTCCATCACCAGCAGCACTACCACCACGACCATCATAAGTTATAACCATAAAATTCCAACCTAAAACAGTTCTAATACCTTGATTTACTTCTATGGTTGCTCCACTATTTGAATCTATTAATTTAAAAATTAAACGATTTGTAATAGCCTTATTATTAGTATATAATATATATTCATCAGTCTTATTTATAATGGTATGAATTCCATCTTCTGTTATATATATCCATGTTGCTATAGAAAAAGGTTTATCATTACTATTATCTGTAAAAACAAAATCAGCATGATCTGGGACTGTAGCATAATACGTTGATTGCATATTTAAACTATCATTTATTTTACCTGTCTCAGAAAAGTTACTGGTATTTGAGTTAGCTACAGCATTATGTCCATTTCCAGAACTATCTACTATTGCTGTGGTAGCAGCCTTATCATTCATTTTCCATTGAGCAGCACAGTTTTCGTAATTATTAGATTTAGCATAATAAACTGGCTCAGGATTTCGAGCCATTCTTAAAACTGTCTCGTCAGCATTAGTTAATGTCACATCTAAAAGGAAAATAAAAGGATTTGGACTATTTAGTTTATTTTTTTCTTGACTTATTGCTGTTGATAAATTTTTCATTCTTTCTCTTTTCTTTTCTTTTCTTATGACACATTAGAAGCATCTGAGTTAGGAATACGTTCTACAACTTCGATCGCTACTGACCAATAATTCTCTATTCTCTCCATATTAAAACTTAATAACTTCGTAAATCTAACACTATATGTTATATTGTCAGAAGGGTTTACCCAGTCAAATGCTGAAGTAGTATATTTAACTTCTTTTTCAAAATCTACTAATAATTCCTTATCTGCATTAGTTAATAAATTGTATTGGAAAGACCATTTATAAGGAACATTTGTAAATATAGCTCTGGTAAGTTGATGTCCTGAACTAAACTGAGATGATTTTGTAGGATTTATAGCCGCTATCCTAGTGAAGCCAGATATATTGGCTGATTTTGACATAGTAGGAAAGCTAGGCATATTATTTTATACTCCTTATTATTTCTTTTAATTTTCCATTTTCTTTTATATTTTTTGCGATAATATTAATAATATATTCTTTATCTTTAAATTCACATTCTGTTGAGCAGTATTTTTCTTTTTCTCCGCGGTAACATTTTCCACACCATTTACAAACATTTAACATTATCTAATGTTTCCTATAGTAGATCTTAAAGGACCATTTTCATTTATATTTTTTAAGATTATATTAGTTACCCATTCTTCTCCCTGCTGATAACTTTCTCCCTGTTCTGCCTGGACATCTTGATTAGTCCGATTAATGACATTAACAGTTGTATTATTACCACTACTACCCTTCATATCTACTGGTATCTTCCTATTACCTGGTAGTGGGACCACGGCTTCAGGTCCTGCTTCTCCTGCTATAGTAACACCACTTGTTATACCACCTATTGCCATAGTAGGAGTAGGAGTAGGTGAAGGGGCGGGACCTGTAGGAACAGGATTAGACAATCCGAACATAGCTGCTGTTCCTGCTCCGAATATACCAGTCACTGCTTGGAATAAAATCCATTGTGCTATCATATCTGCTATCATTTCATTAAACATATCAACTATATTATTACCCATATCAGAGAATGCATCAGACAAATCATCAGTACCTTCTATTGCTGTTACAAAGAAACTACTCATTTCATTTTCTATACCACCAACAACAGTTTCTATACCTTGCCAGAAAGAACTATTAGCAAGAATAGTCATTCTATTCTGAAAATCTATCCAAGATTGTATAGTTTCTTGTGGTATCCCTAATGCCCTATATCCTTCTGCCTGTTTTAGTATTAATTGTTGTTGTGCTGCAAAAACACCTTGAGCATCCTTAAGATCTTCGAATATATCTCTTTGTGCAGTTAGTCTTCTTATCTCTTGCTCTTCCTGCTCTGCTTTAAGGGCTTCGAATATATCTCTTTGTGCAGTTAGTCTTCTTATCTCTTGCTCTTCCTGCTCTGCTTTAAGGGTTTCTATCATAGCCACTTCTTCTATCGCTTCTTTAAGTTCTTCACTACTTTTTGTTCTTTGTTTTGTTAATTCTATTATTTCTTTTGCTTTTAAGGCAGACATATCTTGTATTTCTAATAATTTTTTCTCTGCATCAACTGCAAGTTTTATTTCATTCATTAATTCTTTATTATCTTCGAATTTAGAAAATTGTATTCCTGCCTTCCTACCATTTTCAAAAACTTTTTGTAAATTAGATGGTCTTCCTAGAATTCTTTCTACTTCTTCAAAAGCTTTCATTTCTTCATTCACCATATGTAAGGCTTTATTTAAACCGATTCCAGCCACTGCTGCTAAGCCAAATGTTGCAGTTATAGCACCTGCAGCACCTGTCATTAATGGCCCAAAAAGTTCCGGCCATGCAACACTACCACCAGCTAAAGCAATTTGCAAACCCGTTTTTATACTGGTGGCAACCTGAATAGCAGCAGGGACTACAAAAGATTTAAATAATTTCCACATTCCTAATCCAAGAGCTACTCCACCTGCTGTTTTTAAAACTCCTGGAGAAGATAAAAATTCACCAGTAGATTCTAAGAATGCTTCACCAAATTTTTTACCCAATATGGTTGATAAATCAACTAATGAATCTAGTGCCCTATTAGCACCTTTTTCTAATTTTTCAAAGAATAAGCCAGGATCAGATTCTAATAATTTTAACCAATCAACAAATTGTGTTACAACTTCTCCTAATTTTTTAGCAAATATCTTTAAATTGTCCTGATTATTTTGTATCATTTCATTAAGAGATGTAACAGCAGTAGTAACAACCGGTAGTAATGCTTCTCCAACAGTTTGTAAGGATTCTTTTATATTAGCAAATAATCTTTTTAATTGGTTAGCAAAAGTACTAGAAGTCCTAGTCGCATCTCCTTGTGCATCTTTAGTACTTTTAAGTATAATATTAAATCTTAATTGTACTTTTTCAAGATCTGTGAGATCTTTAAATAATTTATTAAGACCAGAATCATAAGATTCTTGCTGTAGTGCTGTTTGTGTAAGTAATATACCATATTTTCTAACTGTCTCTGATGATCCTACCAAAGCACTAGTAAAATCTCTAATAACATCCTTATCTGCTACATTATTAAAAGATGCTACATCTACAGCTAATACAGTCAAACTCTTAGATAACTCTGCTGCTTTATCTCTTGCAAATCCTAGTGGAACAAAGGTATCCTGTAGTCCTGATAACCACTTCTCTACATCTTGAGTAGCTCTACCTACACTATCTCCAAAATCTTCTGCCCATTCTCTAGTTTGACTAGAAAGTTCTTTAAAAACAGTATCGAATTTACTACCTATTTCTTCAGCATCACTAGCAGATTTTATAGCTGCTACTGATAGAGCTAGAAAAGAAGCAATAACTATCTTAGCTCCTTTAGCCATTTTACTAAAAACAGATTTGAATGTATTATTTAACTTCTTCGCAATACTTTGCATCTTCTCTATAGACTTCTTAAAAGCTTTTTCTGTCCTAGTTAAAGCCTTCTTTGCTTCTTTGTCATCCACATTTAATTTTATATCGGCCTTGATAAAATCCATAGTTAATTACTCTCATTCTTTTTTTGATAAAAATAATTCCAAGTTCTACGGCAAACATTAACACATAATGGTTGTAGTTCTTTAGGAACATCATACATATCAATTGCGATTTTTATCGCTACTAAGTTTAGATCTATTGCTCCATTAAAACCCATTATCATTTGTCCTTGTACTAAAGTATATATCTTAATAAAATCTTTATTTATATCTTTAATTTTAATAAATTCTTGTTTATTAAAACCTTCAGGACATTTATCACAAGGAGTATCACTATTAGATTCTTCATATACCATAGAACATTTATAACACATAGAGTCTCTACTTGTTTGCTCTATGGTATCTATTAGTTTTTTGCTATTTCTTCTTCATTCAAAACATCAAAATCAGAAGTAACTGTTTCTATGCAAGTATTAAAGAACATCCTAAAAGACAAACTCTTTTTTACAAGATTATATTTATTCTCAGCATTACATTCTAACTCTTTTCCGTCTACAGTAACATTATCCCACTCGACAATACAATGATCATAAATCAGTCTATCTTCTTTAGCGTTGTCTATTTTAACATCTTCAAAACGTTGTCCATGCTTAAACTTATTTACAGTCTTCCTAGTGACCTTATAAATCTTATCAAGATCTTGTTCTAGAGTAATTCTTACTTTAATTCCACCTTTCGACTGGTCATCTTCATTAAAATAAAACCAAGTCCCTTCATTTTTAAAACTAAAATTCATAATAATTCCCTTTCCTTTTTTAATATATTCGCGTAATTCGCGTAGTAATTTTATACTACAAAACTTAATTGTAATGGTTTAACTAGTTGTTTGTGTTTCATACTCTAGATAGAAG